TATCTTGATAAATTTTGTTTCTAAAACCTTCACTTAATTTTACTGATGCTGATAAATCTTCGTAACTCACGCTATCTTATACCTTTTCTTAATCACACCCTGCAAAGTTTTTGCTTGTTTAGCATGTGTGTTAGAGGCTTTCTTTAAACCCTTAATAACTTTTTTTACTTTTTTCTTTTGAGCCTTTTTCATTTCTTTTTAAACATTCCTATTGCGCTAGATCCTGCTTTGATGCCGAAGCTTGCAGAGATCGCTATATAAAGTAGGTTGTGATAATACGAAGGCAAGTCCTGTAAGGCGATAAAGCCCTGGTGTACATGTTCTTGTAAAGGCGTGAATACTAAAACTGCTGGAAGTAGTAGGACAAGAAGTGCCACCTCATCTTTCCAGCTTCCTTTCATTTGGTCAACTGCACTTTGCTCCCATGCTACTTTTCCAGCTATCTGATCTTCTTTAAGTTTCTGAGTAGCTTTAATAGTTGTAAGTTTTAATTCTTGTTTTGCTTTTTTGGTTTCTACAAAACCCTTGACGCCATCAGCGACGACGCCAAGTAAAGGTTTAGCTAATAGTTGCCACATGTTCTTTTTAGATTGCTCCTATAATTACTATTACGATTATTGCGACTATGGCCGCTTTAATCCAGTCTTTCATCTTCCAATCGGACCATTCTTTCAAATGGGACCAAAGATCTTTTAGTAAGTTCATACAAACCTCCTTATTTAAACGATGCAGTATACTACTTTACGCCTTTAAATGGAACTTTTTTAATCTGCATTTTACTAGTCTGTCCTTTTGGTCCAGGCCCTTTGTTTTGTTTTACAACAAAAGGGGCAAAACTAATAGCAGCGTCTGACCCTACAACTGGGTTTGGAAAAGGGTTAGCTTGTTTTACTACTTCTACTTTTGTTTTTTTAAAATTCATTAGTGTATCGTTGGTTTTACAAGTTCAATTAAATCAAGACCACCCTGATCTAACAAAGCCTCAGCTTCTTTAGCGTTAAGATGGTCATAAAACAGTACACGTGATACAGCCATCATAGCTCCCGCTAAAAGTATACTATCTTCAGTGCTTTTACTACTATTTTTTGCTATGTACATAAGCTTATCAAAATAATCAGCTAGTTTTTCTTCTGCGTTTGCCATTTTTTGATATTCCTGCCTCATTAAGTGCTATTGCTATTGCTTGTTTTCTAGATTTAACCTTTTTTTTCGATCCTCCAATATTTAATTTACCTTTTTTGAACTCACGCATCACTTTAGCGACTTTTTTTTGAGTTTTTTTCATTATTTTCGCTTTTCAAGGTTAACATTTGCACGTAATTGAGCAATATCTTCGTTAGAATCTATCTTATCCTGCACTAATTTTGCCTGTTGATTAAGTTTTGCAGCGTCAAGCTCTAATTTTGACTGGTCATTTTGTGCTTTTCTTTGTATATCTTGTGCCTTTAGCTGTAATTCTTGTTCTTTTAGCCCAATGAGTGGATCCTGTCCTTGAGGCTGTAAAGCTTGTTGTTCCTCAATAAACATTTCACTAATAAAATTACTTGCAGCGTCGGCAACTTGCACCTCAATTTGTTTTTGAAACTCTAATTGTAAGTCAGCTGGAATCTGACCCCCAAATTTTTGCGCCTCTTGTTGTATAATTTCGTTCATTTGTGCTTCTACCTGCTCTCTTGCAAGTAAAGAAACGTGTTCCATTACATGTGCTTGTAATAATGTGCTAGCCTGTGGATTCGATCTTACTAACAGTGAGGACATAAATACTCTGTGAGCCTCAATATGTTGCTGATGTGCCTGTCCTCTAAACGCAACTAATTTTTTTCCTAGCAAAGAATTAGAGTTTTCCAAAGCAGGGTCAATAGGTGCATCTGGTTTTGGCACAGGTAGTATGGCATCAATATCTTTTACGCCTAAGGCCTGATACATTCTTTTATAAGCTTCATATAGATTATGTTGATTAGGATCTGATTGAGCCATTTGTAATTGTGTCTGAGCCAAGGTAACTCTTTGGGACATAGAAAAAATATTTGGATCAGAGACTGGCATAATATCAACACGTTCATCAAAGTCTGCAGATTTAATGCTAGGCACGGCATTTTTATTAACGTCATAAGGATAAATTGGTGAGTAAAATTCTTTGAAAACTTTTGCTAGTAAATTAAACTCTATTTTTTGTGCATAGTGTAATCTTTTGTGTATGGCGCTCATAACTCTTGAGCCTCGTTCTATTAAAGCCATTGTTGTGCCCACTGGTGCATTAGCAGCAACAGAATCTCCAATTTTTTGGTCTGCTATGGTAGCAAATCTTTGTCCTGCTTGAACTACAAACCCTAATAATTGAAAAAGTGTTGCATCTGCTCCTTTGTAGGGCAAAGGCATAAGTCCAGCACGTAAATCACCACTCGGTGCATCAACATCTCTAAACTCACCTGGCTGTATTGGATTGTCATCATCACGGATACGCAACCCTCTAGCTTTAAAACCTGCTGGTAAATTTGCTAGTGTTCCTGCATCTAATAATTGTCTAAGCGCTGCAGTAGCAGTTCTAGACAAACCACCAAGCATGTGTATTAAACCAAAACCATAAAAGCCTAGTCCTGGTAAAAACTTATAGTGTACAAAATATTGTTTTTTCTTTTTTAAAGAGTCTTTTTGATCGTAGTTTCTGTAAATTGATAAAACTTTCTGTGATCCTTCATCTATTGTAATAATATACGGCAATTTTATTCCATCAGGATCTTCAAAACCTGGGACATCAATATCACAATGTATTTCTAATAAAGTATAATTATCATTGCTGTAAGCAGTCGATGTGGTTCTTACTCCATCAAGTTTATTAACAGCCTCAGTAATTTGACTATTAGGCTCTTCTGTTTGTTCTTTTATTTCTACATCCCTGTAAAAACCTTGAACCTGCAGTTTTCTAATTTCATTTTCATTTCTTCTTAAAACATGTGTTACTCTTTCTGCAGAGGCTAAATCAGTTGAAGTGTAGGGAACTACTACATCTTCACTAGGTATAAACTTAGAGACTGCTCTGTCTAAAGTAGAGTCATAATAAACTTTTTTAAACGAGGACCCCGATAGAGGTAAGTAAAAAAGCATCTGGTCTAAATCAGGATCAAAGTCTTCCATTACATGCATAATTTGATAATTCATAAACTCTTGAACTCTTTGTGCTTGCTCTTCTTTTTGTGAGTCTGATTTACCAATTATCTGAGTTCTCACGGGACCATTTGCAGGTAATAATTCTTTGTATGCTTGTGCTTGAAATTGTGTAACTGTTTCAGATAAAAGAGGATGTGTTACACCACTTGCACCCTGAAAAGGTTGAGATCTGTCTTCATAATTAAAACCAAGAAGTTTCAAACCTTTTGCATAAGCGTCATGCCACTCTTCTCTAGATGATTTATCTTCTTTGTAATCTCTAATGAGCTCTGTAGATAAATCCTTTAGGTCATCTTCATCTATTAATTCTGCTAAATTTTGATCAAACTCGTTGTCAGGTGCCTCCTCTATTGGATTAATTATGGCACCACCATCATCGGTCATCTCTACATTTTCAATCGTTAATGATTCATCTGGTGTTTCTATAGTAACTTCTTGAGTTTCAATTTCTGTAGGTTCACCTAAAATTCTTTTTTCTACAACCATTAATTTACCTCAAATATATCAATAATGCTCACAAGTCCACCTTTGGCTTTGTGGGTCTTATAAGGTTCTAGCATTTCTTCTGTAATTTTAATAGCAAAAGATGGTGTCGTGCTTTTTTGATCTGGCACCCTGATAGTTTGTATTCTATAATTTGGGTTATTCTCTGCGACCCGTTCTGCCTGCTGTCTGTTAGAAAGAGTTGCTACCATATTGCCATTTTGATCAGTAATTCTGTAAACATCTTTGGACCCCTCTTTTGTTTGTACATTTAACACGACAAATTCAGAATTGTTTTGTTTCGCTTGTGTTTTTAATATTTTTTCTATCGTTGATGTGTAATGTTTTCCATTAGGATCTTTAGCGTTTGGCCCACCATAAAACTCAGACATACCAACACCCTTGTACTGTGAATCTGTAAACTCTCCTCTCCCCATAAAATAATCAATTTGTCGTTTTTTGTCAGCGGCTCTTATATCCAAAGGTGTAGCTGAATTGCCTTTGAAAGTGTATCTTTCAAGAACTAATTCCTCTGGAGAGACTGCGTAATAATCTGCAACATTTTTATCTTTTAAAATAAATTTTCTATAGGCTAATTCAAACAAATCTTTCTTAATAAGAGCGTCAGCCCACTCCTCACGTTTTTTAAATGGCAAGTCAGGAAACAATCCATCATACGTTTTATTGTCAACTGTAATTAATTGTTCAATCATGTCATTTATATTTGTTTCTAAAGTTTTTTGAAGTCTGTCTATAACTTCATCATCTATCTCTCTTGTTTCTATATACCTATTAATTATTTCATCTATTTCATCATCTACTTTACTTAAACGTTGACCAATAACTTCAAGCTCAGCTTCACTTTTTAATAATGGTCTAAAGACAGATTTATTTTCTTCAAAAAAAGCTAATGCATCATTACCAACTTTATCTAAATTAGGTAAAGTAGATGAATCTGCACCTTCGTCTCTTATTCTTTTTAAAGTAGCTAAAAGTTTTTGTTTTCTACCAGCTGCCGCTTGCATAATATCTGACTGAATTTCATCAGCAAATGTAACTTTTACTATACCACTTGTATCAACGCTAGATCCTTTTGCTATTTCTGCATCTAAATCTCTTACCTTAACAATAAGCTCATCCATTTGATCTAATAAACCTGGGCTTAACCGATTTAGTGTATTGGCATATTCACTCTGAATTTGCTCAAGTGAGAGTTGACTCAACTCATCAAGATCTCCTTGACTAAAACCTCTTCTTACACCTTCTCTATTTAATTTATTAATTGCCTCTGCATATAAACCTGCAACCTGTCTCTGTGCTCTTTCTCTTTCCCTAGTAAGACCAGGTACTTTTGATTGTGTTTTAGGAGCACCTAACTTTGCTGGTAATATTGCTTGCCTATCTGAGAGACGTGTCCAACCAACAACATAAACATCATCTTGATTACGCATACCCCATCTATGATTTTCTATTTTCTCTCCTTTAAAAATTGTTTGTGGATATTTGCCTACGTCACCTGCTATGTTTTTATTGGGTATATATAAAACTCTTTCCCTTTGTGATCCTGGTAAAAAACCATCCGCAACATAGCCTGTAAATTGAGTTTGTACGGCTCCATCAGGATTTATTATTTCTGAACCCTCACCTGTGGCATGTACATGCATGCCTCTTATAGGTGATTGTCTTAGATGATTTATAACTTGATCTTTTGGTATTGGTGTATTTTCATCATAAGCTTTAAGCAAGGAGTCAATCTGATAATCTCTGAACTCTGAATCTCTAATTCTGTTTTTCTTAAAAAAATCAAGTAAAGCTTTTTTATTTACAAATATTTCAGGTGTATCTGGTCGGGATAATAATCTTTCAATGTCAGAGTAGAAAACACCTGTGATTGGTGTTTGACTTTTAGGTGTAACAGCTATGTTCATACCCAACACATCATCAGTTAAAAGAACATCATCATCAGGAGTAGGGTCATAAGGAGCTTCATCTTTTTTCTTTTCTTTTTCTAATTCCAAACTTTCTTTTTGTTTTTTAGTGGGATTATCTAAACTATCTTTTGGAGTAGGTATTGGTGCAGTTTCATTTACAGGTGGTTTTGTAAATAATTTATAAAAAGGAAATTTAAGGTTTGCTTGCTCTACTTCTCCTGTAAAAATGTTTTCCGTTGGTTGCACATCCTCTGCTCTAACTTCTGGTCCTCCTTCAAATTGAACAGCAGATAATGGAAGGTCAACAGTATCAAGTGCTTCATCTTCTTTGAGAGGACGCATTGTACCTCTTGCTGCGTCGCCAAATTCAACAGATATTCTTGGAAAGATGCTTTTCCTTGCTTTCATTATTTCATCTTCTTCTTCAAATATATCGTCCACGTCTCCTACTAAGCCTCCTTCTGCAAAGTTATAACCAGCTGAGTTTAAAGATCTAGCTTTATTTATAGCTTCACGCATATTTAGCATCATATCTTTAGTTATACCGAACTCTTTCTGTTTATCAGGCCTTCTTACAATATATTGTAAGTATTGCTCTAACTTGTCGGCTATGCCTTTTTGTGTGCCAAACT